TGGTTTAGATATAACTATGAAAGCACAAGATTTAAACTCAAAAGAGTTAGTAATACAACAAGCTGGTTTTACTGCTGGTACAGATATTAGTCCAGTTACAGATAAAAAAGAATTTAATTTTTTGGGTTATAGTAAAAATCCTACAATTACTATTAGCCAAAACGATCCTTTACCATTAAAGGTATTAGGAATAGCTATGGAGTTACAGTTCGCATGAGTGCTAATGCATCAACAATGTTTGCAGCTGCTGCAATAGTAAGTGCAGTAGGTACTGTTGCTAGTGTACAATCACAAAGAAGAGCATTAGCAAGAGAAAATTATAGATTAGAAACAGAAAAAAAACTAGCTGCTGTACAAGCATTAGAAGAAGAAAATGCTAGAAAAGAAATGTTAAATGATACTATTGCTCAAAATTTAGCATGGCAATCTATAAGTGGATATTCTGATGATAGTAGAAGTTTTTTAAATATAAATAAACAAGCTAAAAATAAAGCAAATAAAGATATTAGTAACATTAGATTAATGGGAAAAAATATACAAAATAAATATACATCTATGTTGTATGAAAATAAATATAAAGAAAATGATTTAGTATTTGGTGGTTATGTTTCTGCTATTAGTGAGCTTACTACAGGGTATGCTCAATATGATTATTATGGAGATGGTGGAAGTAAAAAAGATATAGGATAGTATGGCATTAACAACAGGTAAAAGACAAGTAACAACTACTGCTTCTTCAGTAGCAAATAGAATGGGTGTAGTACCAGCTTATGCTGGTGATCCAGTTTCTACTATTGCAAAAGTTGCAACAGAAAAATTAGATTTTTTTGCTAAACGTCAAGCGTCATTAGAAGAAGCAAAATATAAAGCTGATTTAGAAATAAAAACATCTAAGTTTATTAATTCAAAAGCAAGAGAACATTTTAACGATCCAAAAACTTTTACAGCAACAACTGATAGTTATATTGAATCTTTAGTAAATGAAGCTCCTACAAGATATAAGTCTTGGACTAAAAGCATGATTTCAGGAAAAGCTATTAGAAAAGGTGAAACAATATTTGCTAATAGAATTAAACAAGATCATGATGATGCTATTAAATTATTAGAAGAAAGAGCAAGAACGCATAATGAAGAAACTTTAGAAGATTTGTTTGATTTAGCTACTGTAAGTCAAGGTGATCCTGAACTTAAAAAAGATTCTACTTTTACAAATAACATAGATGATTATCATAAAAATGTTTGGTTACCTAAAGTTTCAGAAATGTATAAAAGTCATTTAGAAGTTTTTAATGCAGCATATCCTGAAGATAGAAATAATATGCTTACACCACAAGAATTTTTAAGAACAATGCAAATTTCTTTTGAACAGCTAAGATTAAATACAAAAGTTAAAAATATAATTGATACTACAATGTTAGAAATAAATGAAATGGGTGGAGATTATCAAATAGGTAATGATAAAATAAAAGAATTAAATTTAAGAATTAGTAAAATGTTAAATGAAGAATATATGAAAAGTCCTCAAATAGATATGCTTGATGGTAAAGCTACTTTAGTAAATACAACTAAAGAAGAAAGAAAACAAATAATTTCTAATGCTGAATCATTTATGAAAGGTCATTTAAATGTATATAACAATCAATTAGTTAAATATGAAAGTGAAAAAAAATTAGCAATAGCAGATCAATTAAATAATGATTTATATAATTTTGTAAATAATCCTGATGATTTTGGAATAATAACTGAATCACAATTAGAAAGAAAAATGATTGATTTAGAATTAGATGATAATCAAAAATTAAATTATCGTAATTCTTATTTTGGTGGACAAATAATTAAGGGAAGTATTAATGAAAATTTACAAAATTTTGTTGGAGATACTAGTGGTATGAAAATGGACACATTTTCAGGAAGGTTATTTACATTATTAGATAGTAAAGGATATTTAAAAGCATTAGGTGTTAACAATCAAGAAGATTTAAAAAAAATAATTATTAAACAACATATGAAAAAAATATTTCCAAGTTTAAGAGAAATTTAAACTGAAAATGGAACAAAAAAAATAATAGTGCCAGGTGTTGATAATATTGCTGATACTTGGTTAGGAACTGAATCTGTATTTATGCAAGACTCAGAAGGAAATACTGTTTTAGATGAAGATCAAAATGCATTATCTACTGCTAAATTTAATAAAATGGTTGGGTATGCTAAAATGATGAATGAGCCAATACCACAATTAACAGATTTTTTTAATGACGTAATGAGTATTAATGTAAAATCTGAAACTGATTTAATGAAATTAGATAATGCTGCATATATGGTTAATTATTTTATGGATACAGATGGATTTGAATTTATGTTTAAAGGAGTAGATAATGATGTAAAAGCTAACCTTTTAAAATTACAAGATTATCATAAATTGCGTCATGCTGATTTTGATAGAGTAACAAGAGTAGATGTAGCACAAAATTTTTTTGAAAGTTTAAAACCTAAAGAAGCTACAACAAGTGGAAAAATTAAATTAGCTTTAGATGGTTTTATTAATTATGGAGAAGAAGGTATTGAAAGTGAAAATCAAATAGATCTTAAAAAAATGGTAGATGAACATATTGAAAAATATCAAGATAATAGAGTAGCATTTAGTGTTCCTTTAAATTTAGCTCAACCAGTTTTTACTTCATTAGCTTCTGGAGAAATGACACCAATATTAGGTGATTCAGTTGTTGATAGTATGACAGTAGACGCTAATAAAGTTAGAAAAGTTATAAGACCTTATTTAGATATTTATTTAACTAAAATGTTTGATGATGAAACTTTTGTTACTAAAGAATCAGTTGAAAAAAATTTAAAAAGAGCAATGAAATTTATAATGGAAGATTTTGCTAATGATGGATTTAATTGGAAAGTTTTTAGTGGGGGTAGTTATAATGAGTAATGTAGATCAATACGACTTATTTGATCATTATACTAAATTAGGTTTTAGTAAAACACAAATAGAAGATGATTTAATTTTTACTTTGCAAGAAAGAATGGCAAATATGAGTAGTTTGCAAAAAGAAGAATATGGTATTAATGATGATTTTTATAACAGAACAAACTTATTTGATATGTATGACGCTGGAAGAATAAGAACTATATATGATAAAAAATCTGGAGAATATCCTGTATATAAAATAGAAGTTGATTTTGATGGTGATGGTGTTTTTTCTGCTATACACAATCCTAATAATACAGCAGTTAATTTTAAACCTGTTATGGGTGGAGAGTTTGCAGATAAACGATACACAAGAGACGCTTTTTTTAGTGAATATTTTAAAAATCAATATGAAACTATGGTATCTGCTATGCCAAGTGATGTAAGAGATTTTTTAACTGTTAATCCTTGGGCTAATACTTTTTTACAAAATATGATAACTGGTTATTCTAGATTTGCAGAATACGATAGAGAAGTTACAGAAAAATTTGCAAACTTTATTGATGATTTTTCTAATCAAGAAAATAGAGTAGGGCCTCCTAGTGTATTTAAAAGAATAGTAAGAGGTGTTTTTGAAAACACATTAGGATTTGATGCTAATAAAGATAGATTAGAATATGAAGTACAACAAGCACAAAAAGAATATATAGAACAAACTAAATTAAATAAAGTAAATGAAAATAATTTTATAAGTAATCCTTACTTAGCACATATATATAAAAATGAAGGAGCATTTAGTAAAACAGTTTATGATCCTATGAATAAAAATACATCTTATGAACATTTAAGTGAAAAAAATGAAAAAGGAGAATATAAAAATGACCCAACAATAGGGTTTGGATTATCTTTAAATGATAAATGGGTAACTAATGAATTAATTAATAAAGGATATAATGTTGATTTATTATTACAAGGAAAACAAAAATTAAAAAGATCAGATGGTATGGAAATATCAGTTAATTACATGAATATTAAAAAAGATGAATTAGTTAATTTTTTTGGTGAAGATTTAGCTAAACCAAAAAATAGTTATTTAATGTTAGCTTTATTAGATTTAAGTTATTTAAGTGGTTTTAATGTAGAAAGAAGTTTTATTGGAGACAGAATGAAATCAGCAGTAAAAGGTGCTTTAACTGCTAAAACAATAGAAGAAAAATTAGGATATTTAGGAAACTTTGCTTCTTATATTCCTAGCGATTTATTAGATAAACCATCTGGTGAAATGTTAGATTTTTCAGATCCCGATGTTCAAGATGTAAAACCATATATTGGATATGATAATGAAAATCAAACTTATAAAATGTATCCTGAATCTACAATAGCACAAGAATTATTTAATGATAGTGCTAGATATATGCAATACAGAGGAAGATTTTTAAGCAATTTTAAATTATTAGAAAAATGGGCACAAGGTAGTTCTACTGCAGCACCTTTTCCAATATTTGATAATGAATTACCTTCTTTAAAAGAAGATGAAAATATGCCAGTTATAGAAATAAAATAATGCCTGACGTATATATTGCTAATGGTAATCCTTATTATCAAACAGATGATAATATTTACAAAAATGAACAACCTACAACTTTTAATTTTGTAAATCAAATAACAGGAGTTTTTGATGAAAATGTTGTAGCAATGGGTGCTAAAAGATTAGTACAAACTGTATTTGATAATAGACCAGATTTATATAAAGTAGATGTAAGCTACGATCCTTTTTATGATCCACAATTAGCACCTTATAAAGATTTTATGGGTAATTTTTTACATTCTAAAAGTGAAGATCATACTACTTATTTATTAGATAGATTTAAAAAGAAAATGAAATCTATAAATGGAGATCCAGGTTATATAATTGGAAGAATAATTGGAGGTCTTACAGATCCTTCAAGTATATTTATGTTTACTAAAGGTGCTAATCTTTTACTTACTGGAAGTAGATTAAAAAGAAGTGCATTAGGTGGAAGTATTATTGGTGGAGAAGAAGCTGTTAAAGGTTATCTTGATGATACAAGAACATCTGCAGAAAGAACTACTATAACTGCTGCTGGATTTATAGTTCCAGCATTATTTCCAGCAATAGCAAATGGTAAATCTGCTAAAAAATTTGATAAATATGCAGCTATGTATGATGAACAAGACGCATTTGCTGCTGGTACTACTGGTGCTGCTGTACCAAGAAGTAGCAGAATAATGACAGAAGAACAAATACAAGAAATGAATAAAATAGCTCCTACTGGTTTAGGTGTATTTGGTGAACAAGGCCCATACAATCCTGTATTTAGAGTTATGAAACAAGGAGTAAGTGAGGCTCAAGAAATGATGGAAAGAATGTTAGAAATTCCTTTATTTCAAAATAAAAATTTAAAAAATATTATTACTAGTCCAACTATAGAACGTAAAATTAAAATGCGTTATGCTCCATTAGTTGTTACTACTACAAAAAAAATAGAAGCTGCATATAATAGTTATTTAGCTAGACAAGGAGCTAAAAGTCAAAACTTTTTAGAAAGAGGTTTAGATACAAAATTTGTAAAAAACAAAGCATATATGACACCTAAAGAATTTAGACAAAATATTTGGGAATATAAAATGGGTCAAAGATATGGAACTCAAACAGTATTTGATGAAGATGTAATTACTGCATCAAAAGCTATTGATGATTTTTATAAAACAATAGGTAAAGAATATGACACTTTAGAAATACCACAAAAAGCAATGCAAGGACATATTAATTTTTTACAAAAAATTTTAGCTAAAACTAAAAATCGTAAAAAAAGAGAAGATTATATTTTGCAAATTGCTAAGATGGAAAAACGATTAGAATACGTAAAAAAAAATGGATCATTAATAGATAATTATATTAATGTTGTATATCGTAGAGATGTTATTGAAGCTAACTTTGATAAGTTTGTAAAAACTTTAGGTATGGCTTTAAGAGAAAGAAATCCAGCAATTACACAAGATGAAATATTAGATATTGCAGAAGGATTTAAAGGATATCAACCAGTAATAGCTATGCCTAATTTAGCAGATGAATTAAAAATAGCTGCTGGTAAAGGAACTTCGGCTGACATTGATGGATATATAGAAAAGATAAATAAAATATCTAATAGATTTAAACAAAGAACAATAGATATTGATTACAGACATTTATCAAAAGAAGGTTTTATTGAAACAGATACACAAACATTAAATAAAATGTACTTTAATCAAACAATTCCTGATATTGAAATTACTAAAGCATTTGGTGATCCTATGGGATTTGGTACAAATTATATTCCTAAACAAAATCAAATGGGAATACAACAAATTGCTGAAGTATATGATGAAATGATTATAGCAGCTAAAACTCCTAAACAAGCTGAAGCATTAGAAATACAAAAAAATAAAATTTTAAAAGATTTAGATGCTGGTATACATTTATTAAGAGGCACTTATGGTTTAGCAGAAGATCCTAATAGATCTGTTAGCAGAGGTATTAGATTAATGAAATTATATAATGCTATGACTATGCTTACAGGAATAGCTCAAACAGTAGATATAGCTAGATTAGTAATGATTAATGGTATGGGTAAATCTTTTAATATTTCTTGGGATTTATTAACAAGTGGTTACTTTAAAGAAATATATAAAATGAATTTAAAAACTACTCAACTTGGTGGTGAATCTTTAGATATGTTTGCTAGTACAAGAGCTATGGCTATGTATGGTTTAGATGATGCTTTTGGTGTTTTTAATAAATTTGAACGAGCAGCTAGTAGTATGGGTAATTTATATTTTACCTATTTAAATTTATCTAACCCTTGGAATACAGCAGTAAAAAATATTGCTTCCCTATATAATGGAACAAGAATATTTGATACAATAGAAACACAAATACTTACTGGTAAAATATCTAAAGTAAATATGGCTAGACTAAGAAGTATGGGTATTAGTGATTCTATGGCAAAAAGAATATACAAACAATATACTAAATACGGTTATGGAAAAAATGCTAGAAAATGGAAAGAAAATGGAGATACATATAAATCATTAAGAGTAGCTAATTCTGACGAATGGGTAGATAAAGAAGCTGCAGAAGTTTATCATCAAGCAATAGGTAAACAAGCTAATATTGATATTGTTACTCCAAGTAAAGGTGATGTGCCATTATGGGCAAATACAGAAATAGGTGGTATGCTTACACAATTTAAAAAATTTGGTATGGCTGCTACTCAAAGAATATTACTTAGAGGATTACAAGAAAAAGATGCTAATTTCTTTAGTGGAGTATTATTATTAATGGCAGCTGGTGCTGGAGTAGATGCATTTAGACAAAAAGCATTTAATAGAGATTATAGTAAAAAACCTACAGGTCAAAAAATTGTAGATGCATTTGATAGATCAGGATTAGGTGGTATTTATTCTGATATTAATAATGCTATTGAAAGATTAGGTAATAATGAAATAGGACTAAGACCATTATTAGGTGCTAAAAAACCTTATGGAACATATAGAGATATATTTAATAATCCAGTACCTGATGTACTTGGGCCTACTGCTAGTCAAATAGCTAATATATCAGATATTATGTGGACTTGGGGTAGTGGTAAGTACAATCATCACACAGCAAGGAATGTGCGTAGACTTTTACCGTTTCAGAATGTATGGTTTTTAGATTCATTATTTGACGAGATAGAACAAAAAGGACTAAGATGAGTATAACGATATCGGCAACTGATCCAAGAATACAATATACTGCAAGTAGTGGTCAAACTACATTTGCTGTTCCATTTGAATTTTTTGCTGACGCTGATTTA